GCACCTCTTAAATTTGCACGTTCTCCATATCCATCACGTAACCATTTCTCATGCTTTTCTATAACGACATCTAGTTCTGCTTGATTCATTCTGCTTCCTCCTTCTCTCCGCCCTATTGCACTCTGTATCCGTTACAGTCTGAACTCGGTCACCTTTTTTGATTATATTCATTTAAAGCCGCCACCCTCATATTTTGCAATAAAATCAGAAACTAATTCTCCACAATTTCTGCAAACCACCACACGCCTTTCACCTTGTATCCCGTCATAGGATGTATCCTTAAATATCTCTTTATCCTTATGCCGACATATCTTTCTTAGCAGTCGATTTTTTCGAGTAACCCCTACCTCTGCAAGAGCTTCTTTTGTACCATCTTTTGTCATTCCGCTTCCTCCTAATCCAGTTTTATAACTCTTAGTCCCTTCTCTGACGTTCTTTTTCTGTAAGAAGGCGTAGCGTAGAAAAATATAGTTTCACGCTTTACTTTTCTAAACTCTGCTAATTCGTCTAATGTACCGATTTTCAACAGATCGTCGCCTTTGTAGAGGGCGTATTCTGTCATGCTCTCACTCCTCTAAACCCATTGAATTCGCTTATCTTCCAACGCTGAAATGTTATAGCATATCCAGCAACAGCCTCTATTGAATGATGTTGTATGTCCTAAAAATTTGATACGTTTCTTGAATATCAATATTGCTAACTTGTTGCTATATTGTTCGAATATATTTGCTCGTTTCTCAGTTTCGAGAGTTGAGAGCGGCAATAGTAAAGCAAATGACTTTATTTTCTTTTCGTCTATTAGCTGAAAACTACGCTCAATAATTTCATTTTGATTCGAAAACGGCGGGTTACTAATCATCAAATCGCAATTTGCTGGCGGTTCTGTAGTAAAAAAATCATTACCTAAGTCATCAAAAATGTGCGTTGCTTTATACTGTAGTTTCAACTCGTCTGCCATCGTCTTAAATTCTGAATCATAGTTGTTAAACGGGAACCAGATACTTTTAAAAGACTCAATTTCTATCAATTTATAGATATCTTCAACAACATAGCGAGGTGTTGCAACGTGATCTTTATCGGTTTTATGCTGTTCGTATATTTTCACGTCTGCACCTCATCCCTCTCCGCTAACTTCGCTTTAATTTCCGCTACTTTCTTTTCTAAGTCTCCGCTTGATTCTGATTCTGATGTCGATACTTGCGGTTTTACCTCGCTATCAAACCAATCCGGCAAGACTTCTTGTTTCTGATTCTTGTTGTATTTGCCGTAAGCGGGCTTGTTATACTTCTGTTCATTTTGCTTTCGCCTTTCCTCTTCCGCTGCATTCACATCAGCAACCGTTTTAAATCCTCTTTCTTCCCAGTTTCTAAGAATTTTATTAACGTATGCATAATTACGTTTGTTAGCTCCTTGTTCGGAAGTAACTTCCAATGCCTTAAAAACTATTTCTCGATTACCAGAAAAATCATCTACCCATGCAAGTAGTTTTTCTTGCTCAGTCGGTAGCATCATTCCGAATCCATTTTGTTCCCAAAAATCCTTGAAATTTAAATCGCTGTTGTTAATGTTAATATCTTTATCTAATTCTTTATCTATATCTATTGCGTTACTTTGCGTAACAGTAACGCTACTTGTAACGTTACACTCTTTATCCCCTTTACTATCACCACTCGCTATTCTGTTCTGCCGCATAGCTTCTCGATGTTTTTCCACTCTTTTTCTTGTTTGCTCACGAACCCTTTCCATGCCATCAACATTTTGATGTTTTTCCCAATTTTCTATTTCAATCAATCCATTTTCTGTTTTTTGAATCATTCCGAAGCCCTGTAACGTATGTAACGTTACACGTATAATCCCAACATCACGGTTGAAAAGGGTCGCGAGCATGTCTTCCGTATACGGTACATTTTCATTTAAATAAATGCGTCCTTTGTCATTAGTTTTTCCAGCTAAAGCTAGAAGCCTAATCCATACAATGAGCATCTGGTTACCTTCTGGCATTTTTTCGAGCAACTTAATCTTTTCATCGTCAAACATATTGACGGATAACTTTATCCATTGAATCCCCGACATACTCGCTCCTCCTGTTTTAATTAACTTGTTTTTGCGCCTCTATTTCTGCCTCTAATTTTTTAATTAGTGCAGAAGCTTCTCCTTTACTCATTGATTTTGTATCCGTAACTTTATAGCTCTCTAGTACATATTTCGCATCATGTCCAAATGGTTCCCCGACAACTTTAGCCTTTGCAAATATAGCCTTTCTCTGTGCATCTGACGCTAAATTATTGTTTTGCGTTTGCGGTTTAGCTTGATTTTTATTACTTGGCTTTGTATTTCCACTTGCGCTGTTACCGTCGTCATCTTCATCACTTGCAATCCCAAAAGCGGCGGATAGTGTGTATCTGCGTGCGTATGTCAGAGCGCTTCCGGCTCCTTGTGCTGTGTTTTTATCAAGAGGCAACATAAACGGGTCGAACTCAACAAATTCACCACTAGCGTGCATTAAAATCGTTTTTACACCCACTTTATTTTCTTCCGTTAACGGAATTTGGATATAAGATAATCCTAATTTGGGAGCATGTTTTTTTACTGCGCTAATTACGCTCTCTAAAGGTACATATTTGCTTTTAAAAAATGGATTATCCGCTGATTTAGCAGGTTGTTCGGCTTGCTCTTGAAATTTAGATAATGCTTTACTTATCTCAATAATTGACTCGCTCGTTTTCATATTCCTACCTCACTCTCAATGATTCAGTTTGTACTAACTCAGCCCCTGGTACTTCTCTGCCCTCTTTCAGAGCGCTTGTAATAGCTTTTTTATCCAATTTTTTGGGTTGTTCGACTAAAAACATGAATAACTTTTCTTCGTCCTCTAAACGCAAGCTAGGAGGGTTCTTTTGAATGCTGATTGTAAATAAAGGGCTTTTAATTTTACGGATATCCACTTTTAACATTTCGCTTTCTAAATACTCTTTCATATTTTTTGCTTTTGCTTCTAGCGCTTTTTTTCGCTTCGTTAATCTCTCTGCTTCCTTAGCCAATCCGTCAGCCTCTGCATCCATGCTTTTTACCATCTTTATAATGTTTTCAGCCTTTTCTTTTATTGGTTCTCTAATGCTGTCTAACGTATCTTGTAGTGTTTCTGTGTCCAAGTCCTCTGCCATTTCTAAAACTTGGTTATATGCTTGAGTCAATTCGTATAATTTCATGCCTTTATTCCTTCTCTCTGCTCGATTTTTTTAGCTAGCTTTTCATGTATATCAATTAATTCATCAAATAGTTTAGATCCTTCTAAGTTAGTTGATTGCTTCTTTAGTAAGTTATAAAGCGGTGTTAATTCATCTTCATAATCATGTATCACGACTTTAAAGCCGTAATGGATCGTTTTAAAATTATCCATGTTATCCCTCCATTGATTAAATTTTGGATTTAAGGTATAATTTCATTAAGGTAATATCTCAAATCCCGGACTCACACTGCTATGTGGGTCTTTTTTTATTCTTCATTTTCCGCCTCTTCTTCATTAGTGCGCTCTAATTCCTCTAAATATTCGTTATGCCAGATTTGGCTTATCCTTTCAAAACTGGACCAACAAGCATCTACCACAAGTGGATTTTCAACCATGTTTTTTATCACTTCCTCTCAACCAGTAACCTGTTATCATTGACATTAGCGACACGAAAAACAATATAATAAATAAATCCATCAGCGCGTGACCTCCTCATAGCCTTTTAACTTCAATTCTTCGATATAGTCTGTCATTTTTTCGCAACCTGTTTCTATTAGCGCTATCTTCTGTCTGAAAGTCGGATTAGCAATCATTTTTGTTCTGTCGTCTATGAAAATCTCGCTATTACCGAAAATCGTTTGCTTCTGAAAAATTCTCTCTGCCATCTTTATTGCCCCCTATACTAAAATTAGAATTAAAATCAAATTACATAAATTTATTAATGCTAATGCCGCTGCTATTATGACTAAGATGCTGTATAACATTTGATTTTTCATAGTGCACGCCTTGGCACAATAATTTCACGTAAATGGCCATCTACTAAATTTTTAGTCACTTCAAATTTTTGATTAAATTTATCTGCTCTTTTTTTTCGTTCTTTTTGGTCCATATTTTCAAATCGGCCTTTAACGATATTATTTAATTCCGCGAAATTAATATTTTTTGATTCATAACCCTCGTAGTTAGCTGATACAAGTACTTTGTTCATTTTTCACAACTCCTTACTAATCCAGATTTCTTATAATATTGATCACGTTTAGTTAATACTTGTTGCAAGTCGATATTGAAAGTTTTTGCGATGCTTGTATTTAGCGTTAATCCCGCTGCTATAACGTCTGTTATCTCCGAAATCGCTTTTTTTGCTGCTTCTCGCTGATTCACATCACCTCTTTTCAAAGTGAATGACATAGCTTCTAAGCCTTGTTTTAGCGCTTTTATTGATTCTGTTACTTCTGCTTCGAAACAAGCCGTTAACGTCATGTGATGCCCGTCTAGTCCGTCTAAAAGCGGCGGTATCATTCCGTTACTAAATTCATGTGCGAATAAATAGGTGCTTTGCGGTTCGTTATATTTATCAATTAACTGTTCCGCTTGTTCAAGTGAAACAGTTCGTTTGCCTTTCGCTTGATTGCTTATTAAAGCGGCTGTTACATAACTGTCTATTGCTAGCTCTTTTTGTGTGCGAGTTTCTGCTAAAACTCGCATCGCATTTTGTGCATATGTTGATTTTTGAAACATAATATCTCAATCCTTTTTTGTTATTTTTTCAGCGACTAATTAACAACTTATCGTTATATACTATTGTTAGTCGCTCCCCAGTGACTGTAAGTTGTCTGCGAGCGCCGTTGTGGTAGGCGGTGCTTAGCTTAAAACTAAACCATGTTCTTCAAGTAGTTTGTTTAATAGGTAAACTTGCCCTTTGCCGGTCACTCTCGGCGTGTATGTTGTCACCATTAATCCATTCCTATCTGTATGAATATGCGTTTTTTGCTCGAATAATCCCAAGTTCATTGCCTTTTGCGATGGCTTGTTATAATAAGTCCCTTTATTTAGCAAATATCCGCTTCCTCTTAGCCATTCAAAAAGCCTGTTTTGCCCAATATCTAAGCCATTTTGTTTAAGGATTGTCGCTAAGTCTTTTACTAAAACTGTATTCTCGCTCGTTTGTACAGCATCTGCAAAAATCACTTTCGGTTTTTGTTCCTCGATTTGCTTTAATGCTTCTTGCTTCTCTTGTTGCTCCTCAATCCACTTTTTAGCTCTAGCGACTGGATCTTCTATCATGTATGAAAACGTTGGATATTCAGTTGCTAATTTCCTCGCTTGTTTTTCTACTTCAATGAAATATTTTCTAATTGCTCGACCCATTTCGTTGTTTTGCACCATTGCTAATTCTTTAGCAGTATCTAAAGTTAGTAAGTATTCTGTTCTAGGTCTGCCAAATGTACTTTCTCCCAAAATTGGGAAATAGTCTTCATCCTTTGAAAATCCGTAATTACTAAACTTATCGGTAATCCAAGTAGTAAATTTTTTACCAACTTGCAAGCTTTGATGTAGTTCGCGTGCATTTACGAATTTCTCGCCTTTTTCATTTTCTAGAACTGGCAACATATCATTTGCAATTACTTGTAAATTTGACATTTTGTTCTCCTTTCTGTTCGCCCCTTCACAGTGCTATAGTTTTTGTGAAGGGAGGTGATATTTATGCAAAGAAATCATGTTTCCTCTAGTAGAATCAGAAGCGTTGGCTGGGAAAATGATATTTTAGAAATCGAATTTAATGACGGCTCTATCTATCACTATCACAATGTTTCTCAATCAGAGTATTTAAGTTTTATTCATTCTGGTTCACTAGGAACTGCTTTGTCTCAATTGGATAAAGTTCATAGTTATAACAGAGTTAATTAATCATTGCTTCGTGTCGGTTGTATCAGAACTGACACGGAGTGGTTCAAACGCTAAATCCTCAACAATTCTCACTCCATCTACAGTAATTACTACTCTTGTGTATGGATTAAATGATATTTCTAACTCCTTGATTATTTCGTTTCCGGCTTTTTTAATGTTGTCATTCATTTTTCTTCCTCCTTTAATCGTTTTAAAAGAGCCTCTACTTCTAAACCATCTACATCTATTCTTTCTGGATAGCATTCAATAATTAACTTTGGTCGTTTACCGCCTAGTATTTCTAAATGAACACCTGTTACAAATCGTCCTACTTTCCAGTCACCAAGTTGAATGGCATTATATGCAGACCCATCTTCTCTTTGACTAGTTTTGATTGACAAAGTTAACTCTTCGTTACTCATGTTCTAGCCTCCTATTTTGGTTTACTCTCCAATCTGATATAATTAATTTGATTGGAGGTGATATTATGGCTTATAGCGAAAAAATTGCTGACGATATTAGAAAACTTTATGCTGCTTCTCCTCTCGGTATCTCCGAATATACTTTAGAACAGTATAGTCAGCAGGATGTCTCAGATACGGTTAATGCAATGCATGCAATTGATCAAGAAAAAATTCAAGAAACGGAAATTGATTACACAGGAACCGCTCGAATTACTTTTAACAAATAAACTACATATCCGCTGTTATTAGTATCTAGCGGCGGATAAATTTCTTCTAAGCCTTTTCTCAAACTTTTTCGTGACTTTTTGTTACAACTCTATCAAAAAAAATTTCATCTACCTTTCTATTGTATAACTTTGCAATATTAAACATCAGTGTTAAGGACGGATTTCTAGATCCATCTTCTATATATCCAAGATGTTGTGGCGTTATCCCCAAAGACCTTGCTACACTTGCTTTACTTCTCTCTCCCCTTAGTTCTTTAAGGTTATTACTCATAAAATGCTCACCCTCTTTCGTAACTTTATGTTACTTTATATATATTAATATACACGTAACTTTACGTTACGTCAAGAGATAATTGTAACTTTTTTTTACATATTGAGATTTTAATTGAACGTAACACAAAGTTACTATATCATTGTGAGTACAGGAGGCGATTATATGTTCGGTGAAAGATTACGTTCATTACGCGAAAACAAAAATCTAACTCAGCAAAAAGTAGCTGATGATTTGAATATAAAAAGAGAAAATCTTTCTAATTATGAAAGAAATAAAAGAGAACCCGATTACGAAATGCTGAAAAAACTAGCTGAATATTACGGAGTATCACGCTCATATATATTAGGTGAAACAGATAAAAAACATTATTGGGAATTGAATGACAAGGACGAACGAAGTATTCAAAAAGATCTTCAAAAAATGATTGACGATCTGTCTAATTCAGACGCCTTTGCTTACTCGAAAGAAGATGGAGAAATGGATGAAAATACAAAAAAACTATTAATTATGTCTCTTGAAAATTCGTTAAGGATTGCAAAAGAAGAATCTAAGAAACGATTTACTCCTAAAAAATATCGAAAATAAATTAGGTGGGATAGTATGGAGATGAGTGAATTTATACAGCAACAGATACAAAAGCTTGTTAATATTCATGAAACAAGAAATCCGTTTTTAATTGCGAAAGAAAAAGATATTCTTATATTAAAAGAAGACTTAGGTGAAGTTTACGGTTATTATAATAAAGTAAACAGAATTAAAATGATTCACTTAAATAATCGCTTTCCAGAAGAACGACAATTATTTACTTGCGCTCATGAACTCTGTCACGCTCTTATACATCACGATGAAAACACCCCACAGCTATCCAAACAAACGATTGTATCAGAGTGGAAAGTTGAGAAAGAAGCCAATTACTTTGCAACACAATTACTAATAGATGAGAGTCATTTAGAGCACTATATTGATACTATAGATAAAATAATTAGTTTTTACGGTTTGCCAGAAGAAATGAAAAAATATTTATAAGGGAGAATGAAAATGAAAAAAGGGATTGTTTTAGGATTAATTTTATTACTTAGTTTTGTTTTGTATGGATGCGGAGAACCTGAACTAGATATTAGCAAGGATCCCGGAAAAGGATATTATCTACAATACAAAGGAACCACTTCTGATGAGGCAAAGATAACTTTAAAAAATGAAAGCGGAGAAACAAAAAAACTTGATGTAGAGAAAAATAGTTTTACTGCTCTAGTGCCTAGACTAACTTCTAAGGCAATCTACACTGTAATAGCTAAAGATAAAGATAAAGAGACAGAAACTAAGTTAGTAGTTCCTAAACAAAAAAAACTTGTTTCTTATGAAGATTTAAAAGGACAGTTTAATTATATTTATGAAACTGAAGACAAGTTATCTATTTCTCTTCCTGATTCTATAAACAGTAATGAAGAAATAACACCGGGATTTAAAATTATGTCTGATGGTAATAACGTAATGTCAATTTTATTAACATACAGTTCTGAGGATAATATTGGTATCACTGATTATAACGATTTTACCTATTCAATTGCTGCTATTATGATGTCGTTAGATTCGGAAAATAGTTTAGATAAAGTTCTTGATGCTTTAAATAACAGTATGGATAATCAAAAGGAAAATAAAGTCACAGTTAATGATATTACTTATCAATTTTCTACAATTAACGCTGGAACAACAAATATAACAACTTTAGAGATTTTCCCAAACTAAAGAAAGCCTCCGGGCTTTTCTTTTTACCTTTCCGCATTTTTTCAACAGATTTTCTGCAGGTTTTCTGCTGATTTTTGTTTTGTTTTCTTAACTAAGTAAGTTATAAGCTTATTTTTTAGCTTATTTTTTAGCTTATTTTTCTGCAGATTTTCTGCTGATTTAACTCCAATATACTTAAGAAGGTGAATTTATGAAAGATTTAAATATAAACGATAAGCTAAAACCCGAAAACTCTAATTTGGAGTATAAAGAATCTAAAAACTCCTTACCAAAGGACTTTTGGAAGACTTATTCAGCTTTTGGTAATACAAAGGGAGCGGATAAGATGAAAAAAGGGATGGTTTTATTAACGGGTTTTTTATTGGCTTTTAGTATTTTTTTAGTTGGGTGCGGAAATAGTGAAAAAGAAGCACAAGAAAATGAACAAAAAAATGATAATTTCTACCAAACAGGTATGAGTTATGAGAAAAAATTAAAAAACACATATACTATATTATGGGATGGTTCAATTGATAAAATACCGAACATTGACACTTTCAGTAATGACAATAGGCAAGAAGTACTTGACAACCTTAGTAACTTAGAAAATAAATTAAGTGAATTAAAAAAGGAAATTGAAAGTGATTCTTCATTAACTGATGTCAATGAAGCCTATGTTTCTAATATGAGTGACGCCATTTCGAAATTAGAAACCATGACTATTAAATTAAATGCACAAGTTACCACCAGAGGAGCAAATACATTCGATGATGACAATTTTAATCTTGAAATCAAAGAACTACAATCTGATATAGATGATTATCTTGCTAAAGCTGTAGAAATTCGAAAAAAATATACACCAAGTGTAAACTAAAGAAAGCCTCCGGGCTAGGGATGGAGTGGAAAAAATGAAAGAAATGATATATATGGACAGTGAATTCATAAACTCTTTTATTTCACAAGTTTATGATGGTTTGCCTGTGAATTTAGAAAGCGGTTCAAAGGAATCAAACGGAGAACATGCAACTGATCAGTCTGGCGAGAAATCCACAACCAGTACTCAAGGTAGTTTGCTCTTTTTAAAAGGTAAATATAACTATTCGACCGATGAGAACAATCAGCATAGTGTAATGCAGACACAAGAAACTCAAGAAATTATAAGTAAAAAGATGCATGATAATGCTCTTAATGATTTTGAAGAATATTTGGTTACTGAAAAAAAATTAAAAACAACTATTGAAGATGCTAAAAATGGTGAATATGTAAAGCTTACTATACCATTTAGATTTATAGATTATAAATTCCTACGCTCCCTTTACAGTAAAAAAATACTGGATAGTATGTTAATTTTTACTAATCATGATACTAATGAATCTTTGGAATTTCTCGAGAACGAAGCAAAGAACGCCTCTAAAGATCAAAAAAATGAAATAAAACATCAAATTAAGCATTTACGTAAAGAATTGGAAGAAACTAATAAGGGAGCTGAACATGGTTTCAATCTAATGAATGCTATGTTTGATGTAGTAGTTGATGCCCTTCCTACTAACTATTATTTAAAAGAAGAAAACATCCTTATACCACTTAAAGAAAAATACTTTAGAGAGGATATAAGAATGTTATCATTTAAATATAATTTTGATAATCAAGCAAATTTAATTACAATAATAGGTAAGGTTACTGGTAAGTTTGAAAGATTAATTGATGAAAAATATTTTCGTGACCAAGATCTTAATCAATATCCCCAAGCTCTTAACGAAACATTTAAAGAGTTTGTAAAATTAGTAGATTTCATTTCTAATGAAGACTACATTATTTCTCCCGTTGCACTCTACTTTGATGACGACTTAATTTGATATTATCTTCTAATATTTGTTTTCTTAATTTCAAATCTTTTCTTTTTTCATTATGCGAAACATGCGCAGAATGAACACGATCCGAGTTGTAAGAATATCTATTTTTCAAAATTTTAAACATTTTCTACACCTCATTTCATTTATATTATAATTCAAAATTCATCTTATGTATACCATTTTAAAGAAAGCCTCCGGGCTTTTCTTTTTACCTTTCCGCATTTTTCTGCAGTTTTTCTGCTGATTTTTGTTTAATTTCATTAACAAAGTAAGTTATAAGCTTGTTTTTTTGCTTATTTCTCTGCAGATTTTTACCCTCTTTGCTAAGAATTATGCTAAGATATAGTAAATAGATTGAAACAACAATTGAAAATTTTTTTAAAAGGAGGGAGTAAAATGGCAAAGTATGATTTTTCGATAAGATATTACGGAAATGCTTTAGAAGATGGCAGAATACCTATAAAAGATTTAGCTCCTTCCTTACTTGCTTTATCAGAATCATTTCACGAAATTCAAAAAATATCAAATCCCAATGAACCAGAACTTTCATTAGATATTAAAGCCACAAGTGAAGGATCTTTTATAGTAGATTTACTCTTATCAAATGGAAAAGATCTATTAAATCAAGCTATTAGCTTATTGACTAATAAAGAGAATGAAGCAGTACTGAATTTAGCATCTTATGTAAGTATTTTTTTAGCAGCCATCCCCCTCATAAAAAAATTAAAATCCCATAAAATGACTAATCAAGATGAGAATAAAGATGGACATACAACCCTTACATTTGATGATAATAGTTCTATTACTGTCCCGAATGAAGTCGTAGAGTCTTGTAAAAGTATTACATTTAGAAAAAGTGTTCGTAAATTTGTCCAACCATTAGAAAATGAAGGTATTGAAGGAATAGACTATTACCATTCCAAAGAAGAGACTTATACTATTCTTAAAGAAGATTATTCTTTATTCGAAGTCCCGCAGACTAAAAATAAAGAGTTAGAACCAACTATATCTGAAGTGTATCTTCAAATTATAAATGTAGCTTTTGAACACGGGAAATGGAAATTTTCGGATGGAACCAATCAATTTTTCGCTTCGATAGAAGACGAGGAATTTATAGCAGCGGTCGAAAAAAACCAACAGCAATTTGGTTCTACAGATACACTAAGAGTAATTCTACAAAACAACCAACAACTTACAAGCAATGGTTTGAAAAGTGAATTTGTTGTAACTAAAGTTTTAGAACACCTGAAAGGTGCACAACAAATAGCGCTTGACTTGGAATAATATCAATAAACTAATTAAAGCCTCCGGGCTTTTCTTTTTACCAAAAAAAGAACGTATGTGCGAAAGGAGAACGGAAATGAAGGCAGCTATTTATATACGCGTATCTACTCAAGAACAAATAGAGAATTACTCTATACAAGCTCAAACTGAAAAGCTAACAGCCTTGTGCCGCTCGAAGGACTGGGACGTATACGATATTTTCATTGACGGCGGATACTCCGGCTCAAATATGAATCGTCCCGCACTAAATGAAATGCTAAGTAAATTACATGAAATTGATGCTGTAGTCGTATATCGATTAGACAGACTATCCCGCTCGCAAAGAGATACGATAACGCTTATTGAAGAATACTTCTTAAAAAATAATGTAGAGTTTGTTAGCTTATCGGAAACGCTTGATACAAGTTCTCCTTTCGGTCGTGCAATGATTGGTATATTGTCCGTGTTCGCACAATTAGAACGCGAAACAATACGAGATCGCATGGTTATGGGGAAAATTAAGCGTATTGAAGCAGGGCTTCCTCTTACAACAGCCAAAGGACGAACATTTGGCTATGACGTTATAGACACTAAATTATATATTAATGAAGAAGAAGCAAAACAATTACAAATGATTTATGATATTTTTGAGGAAGAAAAAAGCATTACAACTTTACAGAAGAGACTAAAAAAAATAGGATTCAAAGTGAAATCATATAGCAGTTACAACAATTGGCTGACTAATGATTTATACTGTGGCTATGTATCTTATGCGGATAAAGTGCATACAAAAGGTGTTCATGAGCCTATTATTTCAGAGGAACAATTTTATCGAGTTCAAGAAATATTTTCTCGCATGGGTAAGAATCCGAATATGAATAGAGATTCAGCATCGTTGCTAAATAATTTGGTAGTGTGCGGAAAATGTGGACTAGGGTTTGTTCATAGGAGAAAAGATACTGTATCCCGCGGAAAAAAATATCATTATAGATATTATAGTTGCAAGACTTACAAACATACTCATGAACTAGAAAAATGCGGAAATAAAATTTGGAGAGCTGACAAACTCGAGGAATTAATTATTGATCGCGTGAATAACTATAGTTTCGCTTCTAGGAATGTAGATAAAGAAGATGAATTAGATAGCTTAAATGAAAAACTTAAAATAGAACACACAAAAAAGAAGCGGCTTTTTGATTTATATATCAGCGGTTCTTACGAAGTTTCAGAACTTGATGCTATGATGTCTGATATAGATGCTCAAATTAATTATTATGAAGCACAAATAGAAGCTAACGAAGAATTGAAGAAAAATAAAAAGATACAAGAAAATTTAGCTGATTTAGCAACAGTTGATTTTAACTCTTTAGAGTTCAGAGAAAAGCAACTTTATTTAAAATCACTAATTAATAAGATTTATATCGACGATGAACAAGTTACTATTGAATGGCTCTAG